GTAGAAATGGTCTATAATGTCGTATATGTCGTTGTGATTTGTCCTGTTGAATTCTTTTGGACCCACGGCTTTACGATCATTAGAGAACTTTCCTACATACTTTATGAGATTTTCAAGTATTTCCTTAAACTGCCCTTTAGGATGCTGTTCGGATTTGTGGCTGGCCTTTGGTCATCTCTTCCACAATTTGAAGAACTCCCTACATACAGCGAGTTACGCTACTGGACCTTATCTTCACTTGGTAATATCTTCCGTTGGTTCGTTCGCGGCATCATAGAGTATGCTGAGCTGATGACAAGGGATTATCAAGTAAGTTATGCTCTCTGGAATGCTCTAAGTAATTCGGATATTAAACAATGGATTTTTGGAATTGGCCTTTCTGGGGTTTTAATTAAACTTTTAAGAATGTGGAGAAATAGGAATCGGGGTTATGGAGGTAAATTTAAATTAGCAAGTTTATCTATGAGAAATAGAGTTAGAGTAGACCTACCAGCACCATTTGGAGATTGTGGTTTAGCAGTATTAGAAGTAATAAGCACGTGCGCTGGTTTCGAGAACGTCCCGTTTAGGAGAGATGAGTTAGCCTCCTTGTTAAAAGACCGTAGATTAATTTATGATGGTTGTCCTTTAGAAATCAAACACTTCATGACTTTGAGTAAGATGTTTGGTTTCTCCCTTAGTGATTATAATAGATTAACCGGCATTTACACTCCTATGATCAAAGGAGAAGGACCAATAGTCGTTTTCGAATGGAACCCATGGTTTACATTTAGTGAGCCCAACCACTGGACAGTCCTCGTTGAAAAGTCCGCCCAATCCTCAAGTAGAATTTTGAAACAGGATTTTTGCGTTGGAACTATAAAAGAGGTAGCACCCAATGACCTTCTTGCCAAGAACATCCGAAAGGACACTTGCGTGTCAAAATGTTCTCCAGGGTGGGGTACCTTGCAGTTGAGAAGTGAAGTCCACACTCCTTATGTCTTCCGTTCATGTGTCCATAATGTCAAAGACTCCATGAATAAGAGGTTGTTCGTTACAGAAGAGAACAACGTTATGCCAAAATACCTTAAAGCAACTGCCCGAAGAATACGCAACAAGATCAAGGAACATTTAGGAAGTAAAATTTCAGAGATCTCTATGGAATCAGTGAAGACCGAATGGTTAAAGACCCAGAAGGCAGCCTTGAGGGAACAGTTTCGAACTGAACTGGAAGACCCACTTCCAAAAACTTACTCTCCAATAACCAAAATGTTTGTAAAAAGGGAAAAGACGTTATTGGCTGAAGGCAAGGATCACAAACCTAGAATTATTACAAATCCAGTTGACATGCAAACCAGTATTGGCCCGTACACTTATAAATTTTCAAAAGACTTCGAAAGAGCTGGCAAGATAAGCTTCGGAAACAGCGACATTTATTTCACTAGTGGTTACAATGGTTCCAGACTCGGAGAATTAGTCTACAATACTCTCAAAAGTCATAAGCCTGGACACCGTTGGGTAGCTATTGAAGGGGACTTTTCCTCCTTTGAGGCCAAGATAGGAAAGGACTACCAGAAGTACGAAGCAGAAATAATTGGAGATCATTTTATAAAAGACCTGAACCCAATTTTCAAATCAACTTGGAAGACCAATCTATTATTCGAGAAAAAGAATGAAAAATTTGAAGTTTTAGTAGCGAATAAAAGACGTTCAGGTGACGCTCAGACCCTCTTAGGTAATAATCTAGTTAATTTACTTCTCATCCGCTCACTATTTGAACTCAATAGTTGGGATGAATTCAGAAGTTTAGTGCTAATCCAAGGTGACGACAATCTAATTTATTTAGAGATACCCCTTGAAGACAAAGTAGACGTGGAAAAATGTATTGATCAATTAAATAGATGTGGATTCATTTTAACTCCAGTATACCATGAAGATCCCTACCAAGCTTCTTACTGCAGTGGTTTCTTTTACCCAACACAAGGACCATATGGAAACACCCTAACGTATGCCTCAGACGTCCGAAAACTCTGCATCTCCATGTCATTTGTAACACATAGGATGAATCAGCCCTATAGAATTCCTGATTGGAAAGCCACTTACTATCATTCAATGAAAGATAAAGCTTTCCTCCCTCCTATCCAAAGGATTCTTAAGGAGTATGAACCCTATAAAAATTTTAAAAATCTTCAACCTGAAATGGGCGCATACCGCTATGCTGTAAAAGACACACCCAATGTTTCAGAAGACCCTTATATCAGTAACTATTTGGCAAAGTTAGGATATATCGGTAACGATTTGAGCAGCTGTTACAGCAGCTCTTACCGCATGACCCAAATCTAAACTCATAACCATGAGTTTCTTGTAAATTTCTGTATATTAATGTATTTTACGTGTTGGTCGCACGATTAAAAGACTCGGAAGCGTAACCGTTAGATTAGCAGGCAAGAAGACGCCTCAAGTACTTCCCCTATAGCACGGGTAATATTTTGCGGGGTTGTGTCTACCCCTGACTGAATTTAGATTTAACAGTTTACTTTCACAATTTACATGTATGTCCCCTACTCAAAGGAAAAATACGAAAAATCAAGCCAAGAGCTTGACAACCTCAGAACCCAAAACACGTTTGAAATGTTCCAATCAATCCTCGAACCAGAAACCTCAGAACCAAGACCAATTGCCCCAACCTTCGGAACGAAAGTTGCGAAGGCGAAAGCGCCGCTCACAGAAGGCATCACTTGGAGAAATTCAACAGTTAATGGAACGCCTACTCAAGGTCTCGGAACAATTGCGCTCATTGCAGGAAAAGCCTCGACCTACTTACTCGCGACCACGAAAAACTTACCAGCGACGAGCGGCACCCAAACCATTGTTGTCCAAGAAAGATTTAGAAAAACTACCGGATCCGTCGCTCTTATTGAAAACGCCGACGGGTCAACAGGAGGAATTGCATTATTTCCTGAACGGACAGGAATAATTCTTGGTACCATTGAGCTTGTTGCTTACAACATCAATTTGTCCGCCCATGCAAGAAATTTAACAGTTAGCACGACCTCTAAAAATCCCGGAATCCTTCGATTTTATTGGATTGTAGCCTCAGCAGCAGTCCTTGAACAATCAATCGGTTTTCCCGCAGGAACCAATCAAGTCCAACTTTTCGTCACTCCACCTGCCAATTGCACGGGATTTGGTTTTATAACTGATTCTGTTCTCCCAATTGATCTTTCATCGCAATTAGGTCTCAATTTAGCAGATACTTATTTAGATTCCGAGTACACTCTTAAAGTAACACCTAACCCAACCTTGTATCTTCAGGATGATGTGGACGCTTCAACAATCTATTCTCAGTCACTTTACTTAACTAGCACCGCCTCAGCCCTAAATAATGGAGGTGATCTTGCTTGTGTTGTTTTACCACCTCATGTTAAACCAGGTGACATTCCGCCAGGTTTAGCAGGTATGACATCTCGAGCCAACAATAAACATATTGGCATTTTTGCTGAAGGCGCTAGAGTTTCCATAGTTCCTAATTTGGCTACAGGATTCTTCTATGAAGATGGAAATCCCCCCTACACGGAAACTGGTTACATCCGAGGATACATCGACTATGCCGGAATTGTAACTCCAAACCCACCTCCATCAGGAATTCTTCGAGTTGATTGCAACTCATTATTCCTAAGTACCAATCCCAAATATTCCTATTTTGATAGTCCAGGAAATGCAGACTTCTTACTAGCTATGCATTTAGTTATGTCGGTTGTCCGAGCCACTGGAAATAAAAATCATATGAAATATTTTAATGCAGTTAAAGATAAGGTCTTAAGCATTCTTAGAAGTCCAACAACTTCCACGTTGTTGTCTATGGCTTCACCAAGGATTGGTAAAATCTTGGACGCTCTCGTACCCTTGCTCCCAGAAGGCTCCAAGTAATCAATTTAAATCCCCTTCCGCCGTTAAGTGAAGGGAGGACAATTTGGTGAATGGAAATTAG